AGATATGATGCGGTATCTAATCCAAAAGCTGATCCAAATAAAACATTAACGGGACGCTTTACTGATCCGTCTGTTGGATTAAACGAAGTATGTTGGGAAGGATATAAACAAGTAGGAATGAAAGATAAAGGTGGTAAACAAGTTCCTAATTGTGTTCCTATTAACGAAGCAGAAGAAATGGATACTATAGACGAATATTGTTCGGCGTGTCTTACAGAATACATGTTAGCACACGAAAATGTTCTTGAGGAAGCAGAATATCATGGTCGCAAAGTGTCAATTGGCAAACCAATGCGTGGCGATGTAAAAAAATTCAAAGTGTTTGTGAAAGATCCATCAACCGGAAATGTTAAAAAAGTTAATTTCGGTGATCCCAACATGAGAATTAAAAAATCAAATCCTGCTCGCAGAAAAAGTTTTCGGGCGCGGCATAATTGCGCTAACCCCGGCCCAAGAACAAAAGCAAGATACTGGTCGTGTCGTAAATGGTAATGTTATGATAAGAATTCGTGATTTACTATCGGAAGCGGCGTCACAAAAAGAAACTCCCTATATGAGCGGTGATACTTATATAGGTAAGGAAGAAGCAATGCGGATATATAAAAACATGGGATATGATTTTAACCCAAATGAATTTTATACCGGTATGAATGTTGAATTGGAACACCAAGATGTAACAGAAGGTAGTTTAGTAAAAACTGCAATGATTGCTGCTGCACATTTAAAAGAAATTCCAAATTATTATAGTCTACTAAAGAAACATGTGGAAACCCCAACAGTGAAAGAAGATGGTGCACCGACAGGAGGCATTGGATTAAATCTTTCCGGCGGATATATAAACGCGGCACCAAAACCAAAGGATGTTAAAAATATCCGCAAGACATTAAACAGAGAGAAACGCCATGATTAGATTAACAAAATTATTATTGGAAAATACCGAAAACCGTATTAGTTTAATGAAGCTGGAATCAATTATGGCAAGAGTAATTCCGGAATTATCGGCGGCTCAATCCAGTAAATTGTTAGAATTATTCACGGAAGTTACTGTGATGGCGGCAGCGTTAAACATGCTGCCATATACAGTAAAAAATAATAGGTTGGATGAATGGCATATGTTGACTAATTCATTTAAAACAATGGTATTATCGCTTCGCGAAGAAATATGTAGTATAGCAGATAAGAAAAAAGATGTTAATTTCAATCCGTTGATATTAGCATTAGATGAAGTATTCAAAAATTAAGTGAGGTTTTATGGCAGATAATGGAATCTTTGGTAGACTGAAAAAACTTTTTTCCACTAACACAATTGTTCGTAATGTTGGCGGAAAAAAACTACGAATAGCTGATACAGATCAAATACAATCGTTTGTTAATAGACGGGGTGTAGATAGGTATCATCGTGTTTATCAGTCTGCCACAGGCGGTTATGGGGCAAGCCACGGCAGGTATGAAGCCTCCGCTGCGTTTCAGGGCGCACGGTTGCAACTGTTTCGTGATTATGACATGATGGACAATGATCCTATTATAGCATCAGTGCTTGATATCTATGCAGATGAAAGCACAGTCAAGGATGAGTTTAATAGAATCTTAAGTATTAAAACCGATGATGCACAAATACAAGAAATTTTACATAATCTTTTTTACGATATTCTCAACGTAGAATTCAATCTCTGGCCGTGGGTTCGTAACATGGCAAAGTATGGAGATTTCTTTTTGTACTTAGATATTGATCCGGAATATGGAATTGTAAATGCAATACCATTATCTGTGTACGAAACAATTCGTGTTGAAGGAGAAGATCCAGGAAATCCATTTTCCGTTAGATTTAGCGTACAAAATGATTTCTTGCAATTAGGCAAAAAAGAATTTGACAATTATGAAATTGCACATTTTAGATTATTATCTGACACAAACTTCTTGCCATACGGAAAGAGCATGGTAGAAGGTGGGCGGCGTGTGTGGAAGCAGTTGCAATTAATGGAAGATGCAATGTTAGTGCATCGTATTATGCGAGCGCCAGACAAACGTAAATTTAAAATTGATATTGGAAATATTCCACCGGCAGAAGTGGAAACGTATATGAATCGTATTATTGATAGAATGAAAAAATCACCTCTAGTTGATCCAAAAACTGGTGATTATAATCTTCGTTACAATATGATGAATATTACTGAAGATTTTTACTTACCGGTTCGTGGCAAAGACAGTGGAACAGAAATTGAAACAATGCAAGGATTGCAATTCAACGCAATTGAAGACATTGAATATCTCCGCAAAAAGCTTCTTGCTGCGTTTAAAGTACCTAAATCATTTATTGGATACGAAGAAGACATAAATGGAAAAGCAACTCTTGCAGCACAAGACGTTAGATTCGCAAGAACGATTGAGCGCATTCAACGAATTATGGTATCCGAACTTACCAAGATTGCTATTATTCATTTATATGTGCAAGGCTTTACTGACGAGAAATTAGTTAATTTTGAAATTTCATTGTCAAACCCATCTACGTTATACGAACAAGAAAAAATAAATATTTGGAAAGAAAAATTCTCTCTTGCACAACAAATGACGGGCGGGCAAGCAGTTCTTCTTTCACAAGATTGGGTTTACAATAATATTCTTGAAATGTCAGATGATGAAATTATAACTGAACGAAAGAAAATTGCCGAAGATACAAAGCGCCAACAAGAACAATTGGCCGCAGCGCAACCACAAATTCCTGGGCAATCAGGAGAACTTCCTCCGTCCGGAAATCAATTACCAGCACCAGAAGAAGAATCTCCGGAAAAATCATCAGAAGAAGAAGCATCAGACGAACAAGAATCTCAAATTGACGATGTAGATAAAATATTAAAAAGCTTACAGGACATTCCGCAGGACGAAGAAGATACGGAACTTGAAGAAATGTTAGTAAAAAATAAAGGCGGTCGTCCACGAGAAGGATTAAAATTTGGAACGGACAAGCATCCACTTGGAAGAGATCCGTTGGGACACAAAGAAAATTTTAAAAAATATAAAAAATCTACATTATCGCTGGAAGCTAAGAATTTATTGCAAAAACTTCCATACAAAGGAATCAGTAAATACAAACAAATTATATCAGAAAACATCTTAAGTGATGACAAAATAGAAGGTTAATGAATTTTGTATATATTTACTTATATATGGTGGTTGTTTACTCGTCTTAATACGGATAACATATGAATATTATGATAATTGTACAATGTAATATTTCTCTGAAAGCTATAAGAAATATTCAAACCGGTGTAACTTATGCGCATTAAACATTCAAAAATTAAGAATACCGGCATTTTGTTTGAACTATTAGTTAGAAAAGTTGCCCACGATGTTTTGGCCGGAAAATCAGATAGCTTTGCGGTTAAACTTATGAGAGAGCATTTTCATTCAAAAACAGAACTTGGAAAAGAATTACAATTATACAGATCATTTTTCAATACAGCCGTACTATCCGAAACAAAAGCATTTAATATGTTGGATCTTGTGTTAAACAGAAGAAAAACGTTGAATGAAAAATTATTAAATGCTCAAAAATTTCTTCTTATTAAAGAAATAAAAGAACAGTGCGATTTAAAACAATTTATGGCGGGCAGAGTTCCTTCATATAAAGTATATGCGTCTGTTTATAAATTATTTGAAACATCCAAGATAGATGATAGTACATTTATGCAGATTGATGAAGCAGTTTCTGCTAGACATGTTATTATTGATCACTTAAAGGGTGAACTTAAAGAAGAACATATCATAAAAGAAAATAATTATTCGGCAATATTAAAAGAACAGCCAGAAGAAATACGATATTTATCATATAAGTTTTTACTTGAAAACTTTAATGAAAAGTACAGTGTATTTAGCGATAAACAGAAAAACTTATTAAGAGAATATATTAACAATGGAACCAATTTGGAAAAATTTGGAAAATATATTTCTTCCGAGGCAACTCTTCTTATAAAAAAGATAAAAAAGAGCGCAAATATTATTGATAACGAAGTTACTCGTATCAAAATCAATGAAGTAGTATCTCAACTACAGCATATAGAAACAAAATCTTCGGTAAAGGATAACTATATTACTGCGTTACTGATTGCCTATGAAATTTCACATGAACTTGATTCACTGAGTTAATATATGGATAATGAACTAAGACTTCGCGAAGCAATTCGCAAAAAAATAAGCAAAGTATTGGATGAAATGAGTACTACCGGTGCAATTGCTGGATATTTAACTCCGAATGCTTTTGTTGGTGATGAAAATGATAATGCAAAGCATATAAGTAAGATTGCACAGCAAATCGGATATAGCATTACTCCTCGTGGAAAAAAAGATATGGTTAAAGGAGATAAGCTAGAAGAAAAATTATCTGATATGAAAACTGAAGTTGTAAAGTTAACTGAAAATTATTATGCATATAGAAATGACGAAACAAAGCAGCCACACCAAAAAATTGGTAATGCAATTTCCGAATTGAATAAGCAAATAAAATTAATTGAACGTGCATTAACTATGAACCAACGCTTACAAAAAGAATCTGGAATATCAGATAATCAGCTTTGGAAGCGTACCGCAACTCAAATGGTTAAAATGGAAGCAAAGTTAATAGAATTGGCCGGTCGCCTTCGTGAAATGAGAGGATAATATGGCATTACTTTGTGATTACACAGAACTACAGTATGATAGAGCGTTGTTGGCAGAAGCAATGGATACCAACAAACCGCTTATACTGCGAAATGTTATATTGCAGCGGGCTGATGCAAAAAATCAAAATGGGCGAGTATACCCCAGAGAGGTGTTAATGCGAGAAGCGGCAGTATACAAGAATAACTTCGTATCGCAAAGAAGAGCAGTGGGTGAATTAGATCATCCAGAAAGCCCAGTAGTTAATTTAAAAAATGTATGTTGTAATGTTGTTGGGTTATGGACAGAAGGAGACGCTGTTCGTGGAGATATTGAAATTCTTACAACACCAACTGGGAATATTGTTCGTGAGTTAATTAAGAACAATATTCGTCTTGGTGTATCTTCGCGTGGAATGGGATCTGTTCGGCAAATGGGAGAAAACACTGTAGAAGTTCAAGAAGATTTTTCTCTTATTTGTTTTGATATTGTATCAAACCCATCAACAATTGGCGCATTCATAAATGAAAGCGTTGGAACAGATGCAATTGCTCCATATGATAACATTGATAAATTAATTCATGATTTTTTGAGTGAAGTAAAGTAATTACAATTAAAATTTTAAACGTATTGAGGGTTGCATGTACATTAAAGTAAACGATGGAAAAGATGATTTGAATAAAGCGTTAAAAGCTTTTACAAAAATGGTGAAAAAGTCGGAAATATTACAAGAACTTAAAAATCGTGAACATTTCTTAAAGCCTTCTAAAAAGAAAATTTTTAAAAGACAAGAAGCGTTACGTCGCAGAAAGCGAGAAGAGCGCCGAGAAGCTAGACAGAAAAAATACGATAATTGATGTTTTAAAAATATAACCATATATTTATATAATAGTGAAATTACTAATTTAATATTAGTGATTAAATTTTAATTTATAATAGCAGATGATAATATCTGTTTTTAATCATTATAGGAGTTTTACCCATGACACAAATTACCAATAAGCTTTTAAAGCAAGCTATTGCCGATGCAGAAGCAGTTCGTGAAACTGCGGTGGCAAATGCAAAGTTAGTTTTGGAAGAATCAATCACTCCGCAGATTCGCGAAATGATTGCTCGCCGCCTCCGCGTTGAAGCAGATCATGGCGACGATGCAG